GAGTTACAATAGGATTTTTTGGTAACTCCATCAACATTACATCACCCTTGGTTCACCGTTACGATAGCTATCTCTCTTGACACGACCATCCACAAGTTGTTGCAGTCCTGCCAGAGCTTCTTCATATCGTGCCTTGTATAGGTTTATTATGTCAGCTTCACCTTTCATAAAAGTATACGCTTCTAACAAACTGCCGTACAACAATACAGCCTCTGCATTATCTCCAAGCCAAGATGTTGACGATGTTACTATTGATGGTGGGTCATAGTAATAATGCAGTTGCACTGTGTAGTTAGAGTTTGGCGTTGGTGCTAACATAAAGTTATCCGCATCAAAGTTACAGTAGTATAAAGGCTCACCAGTTGTGGCTATCGCAGGATATGCTTCTCTTATAAAGTTTGCGTCCTTTGGCAACAGAAATGCATAGTTGTCACTACCATCTATGACAGCTATAGAAAACGTAGCAAGAAAGTCACTTGGCTTAACTAAAAACCTGTTTGATGATGTTAGATTGGTTTGAACATTCTTTCGTAGGTCTGGTATCAATACTGACCTATATACACGCTCTTCTGTTTGTTTTACAAAGGTTGGTATATTGCTAACAAACACACTTTCTGTATTGTCAGTATACTCTTTAATGGCTGCGGTTAGCTCTGTGTAATTCATTTTTTGCTCTTGCCTTTTGCGTATAGATTATCAAAAATCTGGTTAACATCCAAGACATAATCTAAATCCGACTTTGAATAGTGTATATGCTGTGATGGCAAAAAGTCAGGCGCACCCTGACCTGTTTCAAACCAAGCAGGATGTGTAACACGCACTCTGTTATTAGGCAACGCCACTATGTTACCTGTCCACTCCCCTGCGTCTAGCAACTCTAAAACGTGACTTTGTTTATGTTGTGCAGGATCGTCAGCTATCTCACTATCCGTATAGTCTACAGTAAAATAATATTTAGCAGGATACATATTTCCATCTATCTTAGCTAACCAAGGGCATGGTGTAGCTCTGTCCATGACATACACAGCGTGGGTACGGGAGGAACAATCCCACGGTTGTGCCATATGAACAGGCATTGGTTCTGCCCATTCCTCTACTGGAGTATCTCCTACTAAAGCTGTAATTGGCATCCTAGCCCACATCGCTCCACCATGCACGTTTGGGTCATCAGTGTCATCTGACTCACATCCTGTAAATATAACTTGAAAACTTAAACATCTGTTTGGCATAGATGTTACTGCTATAGCCATAGCGTGTAAAAACTCACCGTGATACTTCTGATGATTATGTGTATATTCTCTTCTAACCCAACACTTGAAGTGCGGTATATTGCTTTGTAAGTATGCCATTTAACTTGTTGTTATTGATACCGTTCCAACCTGTGCAAATATTGGGTCTATCTTTGCATCAAAGTCATCAAAACGAGCAACCCCTACTTGCAGTAGAAAAGGCTCTGTTCTGTCTGGTCTAGCATCTCTTAATGATTGTGGATCATCGGTCTTTATTCTACCGACAAAATTTTGTGGGTGATCTTTGTCAGCTACATCTCTGCCAACACGGAGACCTGTTCTCTTGCCATTGTTAAATTCAAACACTAACTCTTTTATAGGATATCTGAATCCAGTTCTATCGCATATTCCAAATGCGTACTTTCCTGTTGCTTTGCCCATCTTAAACCGTAAAAAATGTGTTGTGAGGCACGAACTTTATGGACGCTGTTTCTGTGTCCTCTCCTGCCGCTAATTCAAACTGAAACTCATATTCTTGTTTCAAAGCATTTACTCTGTTTGCTACCTCTGGTCTTTTCATAGCTATGTAATATGCAAGCCCTGAAACTAAGCAAGGAACAAACCTTGGAGGTATAAAATTTGTTGTCGTTCCTGCTATGCCAGATGCAATACTATCAATCCCCTTTAACCTAAAGAATGCCAACGTATATGTTGTGTCTGGAACAGGGTGTAATGTGACTGTTGTTGATCCTGCTAGTCTCTGTACAAATATCTGATTAGGCTTCCCTTGTGTGTTCTTATTTGACTTCTGAGCAAATGTAGAAACGCTTATCCTGTTTACATTCGTATCAAGTTGGGATGTTCCTGTTCCTGTTCTGATCGTATGCTCAATAATATCTATTGTATCACTTGGCATAGTGTATGTTGCTGTACCTGCTGATAACGATAATGTGCCAGATTCTATCGTAAAAAGGTTTATACCTCTATTCTGCCACTCTAGTGTTAGTATCTGAAAGCTTCTTCTGGCTGTCTTTAGATCGTAACCAGAACGCATTTCAAGACCTGCTCTCTCATATGCTTCCTCAAAAAGCTCTGGTAAATCTGGTGTTACAACCGCCATGCTATCTCCCTAAAAGTACTATAGTACTTTTTTTTATTATAATATGTTTTACTTTTTAAAGCTATCATTTAATGAATCTAACACACTATCTATGTTTGGTTCTGTTCCGCCTGGCTCATACTTACACTGATACTCTATCGGGCAATGACCTTCAACCACTAAACTGTAAGTATCATTAGCACCTTTGTACAAACAAACCTCTTGACCGTTCCTAGCCTTTACTCTTTTATATCTCCTGCACGTTATGTATTTAGGGTTTTCTCTTATCCCTTTTCGTATTTCTTGCTCCCATGTCCAGTCGCTAAACTTTTTTAGAAAACAGGTAAAACAATTTTTAATATTATCTGATTGGGCTAGATATATTTTGCCATCCTCAACACAAAGCCACTCAAAAGTTTCCTGACCTCCCTGCTTTCTTACACAGTTATCTCCACCAACCTCTATCAAATCCCATGAGGGTGTAGATGAACCCGATAAGAACAGCAGAGCCGATAGCAACGACAATAGTAACAGCCACGATACTGATGACCTTTTCTCTGAATATCTTCCTATCATATATCTCTTTCTGTCGTCTTTTTCTTATTTGCCCTTCCATAGACAATAGCTCATCCCATGCCTTTGATCCATGAGTGAACATTAGGAACTGTTTAAGCTCATATCGTTGCTCTTCTAGTTTCTTTTTTGCTGTGAACGCTTCTATAGCTTCTTGTTCTATCGTACCGCCACTGAAGACTTTACGAAACATCGTAGGATTTTTTGCCGATTTGTGCGCTGCATCCACATCACTAACAGCACCCATCCATCTGGATAGGTCTTGCGACATGGATTCTAAGTCTTTGCCAGCAGCAAAAGCTCTCTTAATTCCATTAAATGCCGTACTCGCTGTAGCAACAGCGGCAGAGATAGTTACTGGGTCAAACACTTTAGTATGTTTTTCGCATCTTCAGAATGATGGTATATGTATCAGCACTAGAGTGACCCACAGTGGTAAAGTCAATATCGCCTGTCTTCCCAGACCCTGCGTTATTAGATATACCACCAAACTCACTATAGTCATGATACCCACTCTGATTTTCACCTAACTCTATTATGAACTTGTCAGAGGTTGCGTCAAAAAACATTCTAACCTTCATGCCTATGCACTGCCACCAGATTTTCTCTATGGCAACACTACTACAAGTATTGCCATATATATCTGATTCCAATGCACTGACATCAACCTTCTTTACAGCAGACTCACCTGTGCCGTCAGAAATGTTTGTAAATTTCATAACAACGTGTTTGTCGCCATCAAAAAGGGTTTGTGATGTTACTGCATCAGCCATGTTATCCCCCTAATTACGCTTCGTAGCCAAACAGTTCTATAAGTAACTTTCCTGCTGTGTAGTCTGCGTTGGTTGTATCACCTAATGTCAAGTATAGAAACTCATCGGCTGCAGGTACGGCTGTAAATATAACAACACTGCCCAATGTAGCATCTCCTGCGTTTACCAATAATGTTTCTGTTAAACCACTAATAGCACCATCTTCAACCCCTGTACCTTCCGTAGCTGAGTGTACGTTGATATCTGGATCACCACCAGTAGGAGCTTCAAAGCAAGTCATTCTACCTGCTAAGATAGTTCCGTTTCTGGCTGCTGTGATTTGACCGATGTGACATACGTTTGATGTTCCGTCTACACCAATGATATCACCACTAGCTGTAGATCGTAGACCTGTAAGATCAATCAAGATACTTGTCCTGATAATACCACCTTCTCTAATTACAGAGCTTCTGTAAATAGTACCTGTACCACCTGTGATACCAGTACCTGCTTCGGTTGCCATTGTATTTGCATCAAGTGAGGCAACACCTGCTGATGATATAGACATCTGTGTGGTTTCTGTTCCCGTTCCTGATGCGGTGGCTATTGATGTAAAGCCTCCTTTTGACCTAATCGGTCCTGAAAATGTTGAATTGCCCATATTAATCTCCTTGTCTTGGCAAATGTCAGCTTACGCTGTCAAGGTATGTGGATGGGGGTGATGAAGAATTAATAAACCACCCCCATGTTCGCTAGTTAAGCGGCTCCTGTTGAACCATAAATTCCAAGTGGATCAGATACACCGAAAGAATATCTTTCTCTTGCTTTGTATCTTACGTTTCCAGTATTGAAATCACCGTCCATACCAGTAGCCATAGGAGTTCTAACGAAATGTTTCATTCCGTTTGGAACATCTGTGATTATAAAGAAAGCATCGCTATCTGTTAAATAATGATTAACTCTATAGCCCTCTGGGATAGACCCATTGGTCTTGATAGCGTTTAGATCATTATCAGAAGTTCCGACTCTCAAATCTGTTTGTAGCAATCTAGTTGCTGTAAACATCAATGCAGGTGGAACGATTAACTTCCTTGGCTTCGCTGCAATCAATAGACCTCTCTCATCTACGAAAGCCGCAATGTCGATTACTGCCTGCTCAAGAGATGTTTCGTTAAGGTCAGCCGCTGTTGACGGTTGGTTTCTGTTGTTACCGCCTGCCACAGTACCGTGGGAAGCACTAAATAGAAACGCTCCATCACCAGAGGTGAATGTATCAAAACCAGTGTTCAGAAGTGACGCTGCCTTTGTTTGTTTTGTGTAAGCCATCGCTCTAGCAAGAGCCTTTGTATAACGTGCAGATAAGCTGTCATACAAATTGTCTTCCATAGCCTCCTCTGTAATAGAGAAACCCATAGCCACTGTCTCGTGGTTAAAACGAGCAGTGAATGACTCTTGTGCTGAGTCGTAGGAGATAGATGCACCTTCCTGCTTAACAGGTGCTGCACCGAACCCTGAGAGCTTTACTTCTTCCTCAAAACTTCTGTCGGAGTTTTCAGTTTCATAAATCTCAGCGTGTTCATTCTCATAGCCGTCATACTCCAATCCAAACAATGCGTTTAGACCTGGTAGTAACTCTTTTAAGAGATTTGCTCTACTCATAACTGCCATGATTAGCCTCCTCCTGGTGCTGCGCCTGACAC